GTGACCAACGTCGCGGTGCTGACTGGACACACGCCTCAGACCGCAGACCACACGGCAGGTATTGCAGACGTGCCGACGGTCGCGGAGTTCAACGCAAGGACCATTCTCGCCGCTGCCTATTTCGATCCGGCAACCGACGCGGTCGCCAATGTGACCAATGTCGCGACGCTTACTGGCCATACGGCACAGACGGGCGACAGCTTCGCTCGGCTCGGAGCGCCGGCTGGACTGAGTGTGTCGGTAGACATCGCAGCCATTCATACTGTTGCCCTGGATGTCCCGACCAATGCGGAGTTCAACGCCAGGACTCTCGTTGCCGCTTCTTACTTCGACCCGGCTGCCGACGCCGTTGCAACCGTTACATCGCTGACTGGTCATACACCACAGACGGGCGACAGCTTCGCTCGTATCGGGGCTGCCGGTGCCAGCCTTACACTCGTGCCATGGAACCCGGCCTGGGATACTGAGGTCGAGAGCGAATGCAACGACGCGCTCGTAGCGATCCACCTCGATCATATGTTCGCCGTGGAAGTGGCGGACGAGATCGTAGATAACTCTTACGCGGCAAAAATGGCCTCGTCGTCCGGCGACTGGTCGACGTTCGTGTGGGCTACCGATGCAAACCAGGCGATCCGTGATCGCGGCGATGCGTCATGGATTACGGGAGGTGGCGGCGCGTACCCCGCGATCATGCAAAGTACAACAATCGCGACACTGGCGAGTCAAACCAGCTTCACGCTTACGGCCGGGTCCGCGGACGACAATGCTTACAACGGGGCTCTTGCTGTCGTTACTGACAGCGTTACGGGAGTTCAGAAAGCCAAGTTCACTATCGCGACTTACACGGGGTCCACAAAGACCGTCGCACTGACCACTGATCCAGGCATCTTCACAATGGCTGTCGGCGATAGCATCAGCATCATCGCGACCGTCGGCACATCTGGCGGATCTGCGACGCTCGAAAACCAGCGGGTAATTATGGACGTGGTCCAATCGAGAGTGGGATGACTGAAGCAGAGACAACTGGCGTTGACAAGACACAGGCGCTCGAAGCCGTCGGCGAAGGGCTGGCGGATCGCGGCCATCAGCGTGAGACACTGGCGATGGTCCGTCGTGCGCATCAAAAGGGCTGGATCAACTTCTGGACGATCAACGAAGAAGTATTCAAGAAGATGCCCAATATCGTGATCGCCAGCATCGCTCGGTCACAACAGGCCTCGGACGAGCGGTCGTTGCTGGCCGGCGTGTCGCTGATGAGAGGATTCGTGAAGGACAACGCCGAGCTTGCTGAGGTCATTGAGAAGGCGGAGCGACTGGACGATGGCGACCCGACAGAGGTCGTTGCTCATACTGTTCTGAGAGTGACGTTCGACACATGAGTTCACTGGCGCCCGCAGAAACCCTGGACCTGCAGCCCGGCGACAAGCTGGTCGATCTGGTTCTGCCGCCTCTGTACCCCAAGCAGCATGCCGCGGTGTTCGATCCGGCCCGGTACTCAGTCATTGAAGCCAGCACGAAGGTTGGCAAGACGGTTGGCTGCATCGTCTGGATTATGCATAAAGCCTGGGCCGAAGGGAAGCCCGGCCACCATTACTGGTGGGTGGCACCGGTCCATCTCCAGGCCATGATCGCCATGACCCGTATGGTGAGGATGCTCGAGCGGGTTGATGAGCAGAAGCGGTTCTGGCGATCGCACGGGACGGATTCATGGATTCAGCTGCGAAGTGGAGCGCGGATCTGGTTCAAGTCAGGCGAAAAACCTGATCTGCTGTATGGCGAGGATGTCTATGGCGTTGTGGTCGACGAGGCGAGCCGATTCCGAGAGGAAGCGTTCTACGCGCTGCGAACGACGCTGACGGCTACCAAAGCTCCTATGCGGATCATCGGCAACGTCCGCGGCAAACGAAACTGGGCGTATCGGCTTGGCTTGCGGGCACGTGCCGGCGAGGCTGGCATGGGTTACCACAAACTGACGGCCTACGACGCGATACAGGCAGGTGTTCTGGATGACAACGAAGTCGCTGATGCGAAGCGTCTGCTGCCGGAGCACATCTTCAAGGAGCTGTATCTGGCCGAGCCGTCAGACGACACGGGCAATCCGTTCGGTGAGGACAACATCCGGTCCTGCTTCCTGACGCTGTCGCTAAATAAGCCGATCGTGTTCGGCATCGACCTCGCAAAGTACGAGGACTGGACGGTGATTTGCGGCCTCGACGAGTTCGGCCATACCTGTTGGCTCGAGCGGTTCCAGTCTGACTGGCAACAAACGATCAGGCGGATCATGGACGCTGTCGGGGATGTTCCGACGCTGATCGACAGCACCGGCGTTGGCGATCCTATCGTCGAAGGCATCAAGCGGAAGTGTCCGAATGTGGACGGCTTCTGCTTCACACAGAAGTCTAAACAGCAGATTATGGAAGGTCTGGCTTCCGCTATCCACCAACGCACTGTACGCTTTCCTGAAGGATGGCTGACCAACGAGTTATCTCAATTCGAGTTCGTCTACACCCGAACAGGCGTGAGTTATTCGGCGCCAGAGGGGGTCCACGACGACGGCGTCTGTGCGCTGGCGTTGGCCAATTCCCATCTGGCGAACCGGCCAGCAGATATCAGCGTACGTGTCGCTGGCGGCACGGACCTGCGGAGGTCACAAGCACCCACGCTGCTTTCGCTCTTTGAGGACCAAGCCTTATGGGACGAGTAGACACCGATAAAGCCGTCGTGCCAGGGTTCTTTTCGCGACTCAAGGCCGTGTTTGATCCGACGCAGTATTTGCGGACGTCGATCCGCATCATGGAAGGCTCGGGCTACCTTGGCTCGAAGTCCCGCCCGTTCAACCAGCGAGTCGCCGTCGAGCAGTTCACGTCGTGGATCTACACCGCAGCAACGCTCAACGCTCAGGCTGTAGCCGCCGTTCCGTTGCGACTGTTCATTCGCAAGCGGATTGGCGACAAGCTCTTTCACACCCGCAGCGTGCCGTCCCACCGCAAGCTGTACCTCCGCGGCGAGGTGGATAACGCGAAGCCCAGTCGCGGCGTGATGCAGAAGGTGGCGGATTTTCGCGACGACTTCGAGGAAGTAACCGAGGAACACCCGATCTTGCAGCTCCTGTCGCACGTCAACCCGTTCGCCAACGGGTTCGACCTGACGACCCTTCGTATGCTCTACCTGCAGATCTGCGGCAATGCGTACATCCACCCTGTCGTCGAGCCGATCCTGCAACGCCCGATGGAGCTCTGGATCATGCCTTCCCAATGGACGTACGTCGTGCCGTCCCGGGAGAACTTCGTAGACGGCTACGTCTATGGCCAGGCATCGACGGACCAGATGGAGTTTCAGACCGACGAGGTCATCCATTGGAAGCTGCCTAGCCTTACGGACCTGCACTACGGCTACAGCCGCGTGGAGGCGGCGTGGTCGGCCATCATGCTTCACAACGCCAAGCGAGACACGGACCAGTCGTTCTTCGACAACAAGGCGAGGCCTGACTGGATGCTCGTGGTGCGAGCAGGCGCGACCGACACCCAGCTTGACCGCTTCGAGGAGAAGGTCGACGAGAAACTGAAAGGGACACGCAAGAGCGGGCGGTTCTTGACACTGGGCGGCGACGTGGCGGCTCAGCAGCTGAACTTCCCACCTGAGCAACTGGGTGACCAGGAGCGTGTCATCGAGGAGATCGCCGGCGTGTTCGGCGTGCCGATCACGAAGCTACTGGCGAACGACCCCAACAGGGCGAACGCCGAGACCGGCGACGCTGGTTGGCAGCGGGACACGATCCTGCCGTTCTTGCGACTGGATGAGGAGAAACTGAACGAGCAGCTGGTCCCCATGTTCGGCATTGAGGATGACGCCTTTCTTGCTTATGACAACCCGGTACCCAAGGACCGCACCTTTGAGCTGACTCGTCGAACACAGCTCGTGTCAACTGGACTCATGACGATCAACGAGGCCCGATCCGAAGAAGGGCTGGAGCTGTACAGCCATGACCTGGGTGACGTGCCGAGAGTAGGCGGGGCCCCACTGGACCAGATCGGTGCACCAATAATGCCGCTGGCGGCTCCAGGAGTGCCAGCCACAGGCTTCCCTGCGATCGCTCCCGTGCCGCTGCTGCAAATCGCCCCGCCTCAGCAGAACACCGAAGTCAGGCCCGTGATCGATCGGCCGGTGCCAGTCGAAGATGCCAACGTTTCGACGCTTCCCAAGCCCGGCCAGGAGGTTGTCCGTGCCGTGAGGCGCCAGATGCGACAGGTTGGGCAGGAGCTGCTGGCCCAGGCCCGTGCTGAGTCTCAGCTGGGTGGTAAGGGGGCCGAACTTGCAGGCCCGTGTGTGGCCTCTGAGGGGCACTACAAGGCCAAGGAGGATTCGCCTAATTACCGCCGTGCCGGCGACACGCCGGAGCGTTGCGATCGCTGCCGGTTCGGGTCGGGGCGTAATGGCGAGTGCGGCGTGTTCCACTTCGACTACGAAAACAACTACACCTGCGACGTCTGGAAAGTCAATCCACCTACCGGGAATCGCGGCTCAGAAGGCCTCAACGAAGGCGATGGCCCGTCAGGCGGATTTGTCGTGCGAGTGGACGAGGACGAAGAGACAGGAACGGGCCGAAAGTACAACAGCGAGAATTCAGTGGTACATCAGTATCATTGCTGCCCAGAGGAAGGTGGCGGCTACAAGCTGGAAGGCGTGGTGGATTCCGAAGTTATGCCGATGTCGTTCAAGGGCTGGAAGGCCGGCGCCGATCCGGAGGTGACGCCTCAGGAGGTCGGGTCTGCCGAGGAAACCGAGCGGGATGAGCCAGACAGCTTGATCGTTCGCCTGACGTCTTCGCTCATGTCCGCCCTGGCGTCCAGTCGCGAGGACTTGATGGATATGCTGTTCGGCGAAGGTGACTCCGCGAAGAAGTTCTCGGAGATCCTCGCCAAAGCGCCTCCCGTGCCGCCGACGTTCGTCGAACAGATACTGGACGACTACAAAGGAAAGCTCGACGCGAAGCTTAGACAGAGGATACGGGCGGCGTTGCGATCCATGCTGGCCACCGGCATTGCGTCTGGTATCGACCAGCTAGGGCTGGAGATCGACTTGGATCTGAACAACCCCGAAGTCATCCATTTCATGGAGCAGACCGAAATCCGACTGGCCGATGCCGTGTCTACCTCCACAGTCAACACGCTCCGTAGCCGATTCTCGGAGGTCATGGAGTCTGGCGGCGGCGTGAACGAGCTGTCGCGGATGCTTGTGGACGACCCGTCAAACCTGTTCTCCCTCGACCGTGCCCGTACGATCGCTCGCACGGAGTCGGCCCGGGCCTACGTCGAAGGCGAGAGGCAAGGATGGAAGCAGTCGGGCGTGGTCTCCGGAACGGAATGGCTGCTGGCTCCGCAGGCTTGTGAGTTCTGCCGATCCATAGCCAAGATGTACGAAGGTGTGACACAACCAATGGACCAGCCGTTCCTGCGACAAGGCATGACGCTGCCTGGCTTGGACGGCGGAGCCATGAAGATCGGATACGGCAATGTCGAAGGACCGCCACTCCACCCGAACTGCCGGTGCGACCTGATACCGGTAACAAGAAGCGAGCCATGAGAATCAAACGCAGTACATTCAAGCCGATGCGCAAGCAGATGACCGACGACGTATCGATCAGTGAGGGCGAGAGGGCCGTCACTGCGGCAATCAGCACGATCACGGTAGACCGTGATGGCGAAGTGCTCCTGCCAAGCGGCGCCGACATCTCAGATTTCGAGAAGTCGCCGACTGTGTTCTACAACCACGACTACACACTTCCGGTCGGACGGGCGACAGGCTTTAAGCGTACTGACGAGACAGTGCTGGCCAAGACCGTCTTTGCGGCTCGTCCGGACGATCACGTGGGCGAATGGCTGCCTGACACGCTTCTGAGCCTGTTCCGCCAGAAAGTGATCCACGGCTTCTCTGTCGGGTTTCTGCCGATCGAAGGCCGGCCCCCGTCGAAGCAGGACCAGCTGCGGTTCGGTGATGATGTCCGCTACATCTACTCAAAGTGGCGTATGCTGGAGTTCAGCGTCGCTCCGCTGCCGTCGAACCAGGACGCACTGGCTGTCGCTGTCGGCAAGGGGCTTCTGACTAAGGTGATGGCCGCTACGCTCT